TGCGAGCCGCATCGGGTAGTTTTGAAAACGCACCCTCAGTGTTGGTCTCCAACCATCCGGCTGCAGCGCTAAGCCCGCCAGATAAACCGCCTTGGATAAACGCTTGTACCGGGTCTTGCCCCATAATGAGTGCAACCGACGCACGGCCTGCGCCAGAGCCAGCCGCGGAACTAATAACCTGCGTAGCAAACTCTGACGCCCCAGCATTAACCAATGCCTGCGATGCCAGTTCTCCGCCAAGATGACCCACTTTGTTGCTGACGTACGAGATAGCCGCAGACTTCAGCGCGTCGCCGAAATCACCACCGTTTGCTAATGTACCCGCGGCGTCGATCAACGGGATTGCCCACTGCATACCCGGAGTAAGCGCAGCTGCAGCTTTAAGGACAAACTGCCCGATATCGGACTTCAATACTTTCTTAACCGCGTTTCCCACCGGCTTCACAATCTTATCAAACACCCAGTCAGCCGCACCTGACTCGTGGGCGATGACAGCTACACCGACCCCCACAACGGTAGCAGCGACAGCGCCAGCTCCAAGCGCGACAACGCCAGCTCCTGCGGCGGCCCCCAAACCTACGGCGATAAAAAGAGGTGGCATTAGGCTCTCCAGAACTCTTTGAGGGACTCGTCCCCAATGTAAATGTAAGCGCGGTACATACCGGTATCCAGCTGCACGACGTCAATCTCGGTGTCCGAACCTTCGACCTTCTTATACCAGAACTTAAACGCCGATACGTACTGGTCAGTCTTAAAGTCGGTACGGTAGTACCGGATGCCCTTGTTTTGCAGATAGGCTAGGTACTTGAGCCCGGCCCGCAGAAAATTATTCGCGGTATCTACGTTGAGAGCGCGACCCTCCATGACGTTCTTGTGCTTACCCTTACCGGTATGCCCAATGAACACGGTGTTGCCGATCTGCACTTGATCGGTGTTTGGTAGGTTAAGTTCTTCCGCAATGGCTGCGAGCACATTCTGCAACGGGTACCCGGATTCGTCTAGCTCCTGCGCAAAGCGCATAATGATCTCGGGAGCAGACAAAAACTGCTTTTTGCTGTCTATAACGGTCGCCATCAAACGAACTCCTATAAATTACTGACGAAGCTAACCGCCATAACCGCAGCGGGAACACCCGGATGTGGGGCTGTCGGAGCCTCAGAGTGGATTGTAAGTCCTGTGTCGTCCGTGGCCCAGTACATCTCGACGTACTGCCCTGCGGTTAAGTCTATAGAGAAGTTCCAATTAACCGCAAAGTAATCATTTCCCTTGATCGTATAGCGGTGGGCCCCGTACGGCACATCAGTGCCGTTCTTGTTAATCCACACCCACAACGCACACGCACTCCCGCCCGTATGCTCTAACTGCAGAGAAAACTGGAAGTTATACACACCATCCGCAGATACGGTGACGCGCGTGTCGTTGGTGCCGCCGATAGTAACCCCGTTCCCAAGGTAGGTAGTTTCTAACTCAACGGGGTATCCAGTGTTTGTAGCCGCGGCAGTCTGGTCGGCAGTGCTGTAGAACAAGCCACGAGGCATGTACAGGTACCGCCCGCCGTCTTCAGTGCTAAGCAACTCGTTCACTGTGGCGGTGAGTCGTCGAAAGAACAGCCGCAACACGTTGTTGAGCTGGTCGGTATAGCGGCGGTCGTACCCAGCAGGCGGCTGAGGAAGCGCGGGAGGTTGTGGGCGTTCGATGCGGTTAGACATTAGCGCCTCCCGTCAGGGCGCAGGTCAATGCGCGGAGAGCCGAGCTGCCACTGCACGCCAAGCTCGTTGGACTCCAGCTTGAGGACGAGCTGCCGACCACGGACACGAATGTCGAGCTGCTGTGTAAACGCTTGCACTGGAAGGACCGCGGTACGCGCGATAGTGCCAGTGCTGCTACCCCCAACAGACTGCGGGTTGTTATAGCCCGAGCCTGAGTTGTTCATAGGGATTATGGTGAGCTGCGCGGCGGGATTAGCTGAAGTAGACCCACGGAACGTAATATCCGGTAGGACGCGCGAGATAAACGAAAACCTATCGCCGTCCTCAATATCGAATTGAGTAGACGTGATGTACGCCTCAATCGGCTGGTTCACACCGTCGATATCCTCGTCGACCCCGACCTCGTGGTTCACAAGGTTGCGCTGGTAAGTAGCAGCGATCGGGTTCTCTTGCAGGCCAGTATCCAACCATGCCGTGCGACCCATGGTGCCGTAGTACCACGTGTTTTCGAGGTAGTTGTAGACGACGTAGCGGTCGATCTCTAGCTGATTTGCAGAGCAGTAGAACCACCAAATTTCGTGGTACGCCTCGTTTGTGCCCCCAAATACTTGTGCATACTGCTTGTCATTAAAGTCGGTGAATATAAACCGCCGGACATCGCACGGGAGCGGGAGCGTCCGACCATCGTACATATAGAACTTATCACGCCCCATCCAGTAAGCTACGCCATTAGCGTACGCCACTGCGTTCTGGGATGCGATTGAAATGTTGTCCCCGACGAGCTGCGCGCCCCAACCCTCTTCCCCGCCGATATACTGCAGGGAATATAGTGAGGAGTCTGTCCAAACGAGAATTTCCTGACGTGACTGGATGGCCGTTATGATCGCAGTTCCCCGAGACAGGGGTAGTCCTCCAGCTTGGTTTGTTGCCGAGGGAGTCCACTCCGCTGCGTTTTCTTGGTCTGACCACCGAATCAGCAGGGGGTCTTGCGTCGAGCTGCCCAGATCGTTGCACCCGAAAGCGAATACAAACCGGCTAATGTCGGACACGAGGGTAAAGTTATGAATTGTCGGGACGTTTGACGCACCGGGGAGGGATGTTAAGACTACTGCGCGCGTACCCACCCCGTTTGAAGCATCCCAATAATAGATGCCGCCACCCCGCGGACCGAAGATAAGGTCCTCGCCGAAGTTAGCTTGACTCCACAACCGGATTGGGTTTGCCGTCGATACACCTACACCCCACGCCCCCTGACCCCAACTACCTGCGCTCCACCCGACGAGTGGTATAGAAAACTCAGCCCCGACGTTTATCTGGTACGCAGCGGTGATTGACCCGCCGCCCCCGGTAACGGTAGACGTAGCTGCCACACCCACATCAACCGAGTATGTGTTCGTGCCTGTGACCGTGAGCTGGTGTTCTTTGTTGATCGCCGCCGCAGGGATGCCGCCTACGTCCGAAGCACCAGAAAGAGTGACGAAGTCGCCAGTAACGAAGCCGCCAGCTGCGTCTAGAATCTCGATCGCCGCCGACCCGCTGGTGGTATTTATGGGGTTAGTCAGGCTGGTCGTAGCGCGGATTGGGGTCACGTCGTTGTAGACACCGCCACCCTCGATATAGAACTTTAAGTTCGTGCCGACGCCTATATGGCTCACCCCGTTTAGCGTTACCCACTTCAGAAGTGACCGGCACACACCTTGGAACGTCGCCGTAGAAATACGCCGCCAGCCGCCGATCTTTTCCGGAAACCCCTGCCGAAAACGCACCTTGTCACAGTCGAACCACCCACCCTCGTTGGTGTAGTCCGTGCGTTCGCGGTTGATGCCGGGCTTGAATACGAGCTTCTTCAGGGGCATAGGCGGTCATACTTCTCGTTAGCCGCAACGATGCTTTGCAGCAGCTCGCGGTCATTTCTTAGCAACCACTCTACAACATGCGCGTCAGCAAATAAATGCAGTTCTGTTAGGTCGCAGTATGTGTCATTTACCAGCGTCGCGCAGCCACTTAGAAGCACGATCAGCGAGGCCGGTATCGTCCAGAATCTCGATTTCACGGTCAACCTCCCTAGCAGTTCGCATCTTGTCTATCGTGTTCTGGTAGCCTTTTACCTGCGCATCAGAGTTTGCCTCACTACGTCCGCGAAAATAGGCGGCTGCTACTGCAGCTAGGGCCACTGCTGCGGCCACAGCCCATATGCGTAGCTTACCGAACACCACGCCGCCATTTCCGGACGCGCTCAACGTCGATTACTCCTGTTGCCATAAGGACAACGAGGGTTAAAGCAGACAAGATTAGCAGGTTTTGCCACGGCATATCCGCGAAGTATCCTACAACGGGCCCGGCGGTGGCAGCAGCTTTTGCTACCTGCGACATCTGAATCGTGCGCGATTCCGCCAGCGACTCCCGCTCTGGGGCCTGCTCTAGCCAGTGCTTTACGTTAAACCCGGGGCACGCTTTGTTGGCGTATTCGTTGTGGCCGGATACCTTCTTGATCGTCGGGAACCGTTCTTTCAGCTCCGCGATCAGCTTGCGTAGCTCGGCATCCTGCTCTGGAGTAAAGTTGTCCTCAAACTTGCCGTTGGCCGCCGAACCATGCCCACCAAACAGTGCAATGCCGATAGACCGCGAGTTGCGGCCCTTGGTGTGCGCTCCGATGTCATCGAAGGTATCTCCATCGTTGTTGAGGTCGCGCCCCGCGGCACGGGTGCCGTTCCGGTCAATAAGGGTGGCGTAGCCAATATCTGCCCAACCGTTTTCTTCGACATGCCAGCGACGCACCTCGGCGACTTTCTGGTTAGTGGTTCTGGTTTTCCACCACTCGGGGCGGGTAGCGGTGCAGTGGATGATGATCTCGTCTATCTCGCGCATCACTGCCCCCCTAGCTTTACTATGAGGGCCACGCCTGCACCAACAACGACCCAGAGTAACTTATCTAGCATGTGAAACACTACCCCGCGCTGCACGGTAATCTTCTCTACTTTCTCGACCCGGTCGACCACCCCGGTCTGCACATCATCGTATTTATCCATGCGCTTGAACAGCGTAATCATACGCTCTTCCATGCGCGCCAGCGACACAACCGCCTCAGACAGCGTGTCCAACTTCTTTTCCATTCTCTCCAAGCGCGCGTCGTCGGGCACTGTAATCACTCATTACCCAGTTCAGTAGTAGACACGCTGCAAACCCAACGAATTGTCGTGGCTACCGCCCCGGTAACTGTTATGGACACAGCCCCGTTCGTGGTGTCGGCGGTTACGGCTACGACCCACCCGGACGCACCGGCATCTTCGGCAATGTTGGTAATGGTTGCTGTGCCCACAAGTTCAGTAGACGACGCGAGCGTACCCCGCTTAAGTAGCGCTTTAATTTCCCACATGCGGGAATCGGCAACCGCTGGGTTTGTATCTTTAGCCCCGAGAATAGCGTGCACGGCATACAAGGCGTTGGCGGGTAGGTTTACCACGTTGTAGGCGTTAGCGGTTCCCGATCCATCAGAAGTAAGGCGGGTAATAGCGTTGCCAGATGTTTCTGCACGGAGCACTTGGCGGGAGAGTTGGGCCGTCCCGTCAGCGGTGGCAAACGCACCGGAGGCGATAACCTCCTGCCCGTACCGCGCAGCTACAGCCCGGTATCCACCCGACACAATAGAATAGTCGGCGTTAGCCTCGATCGCATTATCGCGCCCCCCACCCATGGTGGTGTACTGTGCTTGCGTACTGTTATCTCTACCGCCCGAGACGGCGCTGTACAGCGCAGTAGCGGCAACGTTGTTTGTGCTACCTCCTGATACCACAGAAGCGACGGCGTTGGCTTGGTTCGTCGCGCCACCCGCAACAACGGCACTATTAGCGGTCGCGGAGACGGAGTTATCGGAACCTCCGGAGATCGTCGATGCTGGTGCCGCGGCGACGTCAGACGCAGCCACCCGAGAAGTTTGCAAATCCACCGCGCCAGCGCCGCGTTTGTTGCCCCCCGCAGAGGTATTGTCAGCCACATCAGCCGTCAGGGCACCGGTGCCTTTGGGTACGATTGCCACATCTATGTTGGTTTCCGCGCCTTCTGCCTTCAACGCAATGACCGGCACCGTGGCGTTGGGTGCGGATAGAACTTTGATCTCATCGAAGTAGAACAGCCCCGGCGCGGCGTAGACAACGTCAGTGCCGTCAGCGTAGATGATGTAGGTTTCACCGTTGGGGATATCGACACCCGTACCCCCGCTAATTTCTACTGTAATAGTCTGCCCGCCGGTCGTGGCGTTCTTTACAATATACATCTTCTGCACTGCGGGCAGAATTAGCTTGCGTGTAGCTGTAAGCGATCCGGTAGATGTCACGTTAAAGTATAGGGCCCGAAACGGCTGTGCAGCGTTACTGTCCACGTAGGTTAATGTTTTGTCCGCGTCGGTCGCAAAATCTACGTCCGCGTACCCACCGACTGCCTGCTCAATAGCTTCTAAGTTGTTGTTAGTGGTGGCCCCCCACACACTAACTTGTTCGCCGTCACCTATGAGTTCGATCTTGAGGTTAGAGAATGTGCTTGCCATCAGGGACCTCTACGTAGGAATTTCTACCCAGAAGGGCGTTTGTGAATCGTTTATTTCGTCCCAGATGTTGATCTTGCCGACCAACCCCGTGCCCTGCACGCCGGTGACGTTCACTATCTGGTTATACACATAAGTGACGTCTCCAACAAGCCCGTTGGCGACAAGGCCGGTTGGGTCTACACGTACCCCGGCCCCTTCGGTAACAGTTACATCCCCCACTGCCGCCGTGGCAACCACTCCACTTAGGAACGCTGTAGCTGCAGCTACGATTGCGGCTTGACCTACGAACGTGTTTGCAGCTGCGCCTGTAAGTGTAGCGGTCGCCGCACCAGATACTGTTGCGTCACCAAGTTCGCCGCTAGAAGCCACTCCCGATACAGAAGCCGTGACGCCTGTACCCCCGACAACGGCTGTGACACCCACTTCACCTGTAGATGTGTTGCCCGTTACTGTAACAGCGACACGGATAGAAGTGGTCACAGTGCCGACGGTACCCGTGCCGAGCACCCCTACAAGGGCAGTAGTAGCACCCGCTGTAGGCGTCGCCGTGCCAAGTACGGCCGTAGCCGATAGACCAGAAAGAACTGGAGTGACGCCCGTACCCTCGGTGACGGTAAGAGTACCCACCGATGTCGCGCCTGATAGACCTGTTACTGGTACAACTGCGGGAAGCCTAACGAGTACCGACCCAACAAACCCCTGCCCGGCAACACCGGAAACCTTGACCCCAAAATCTGGAAGCGAGGCAAGGGGTGCAGAGGCGAGGGGGCTAAAACCTAGCATAGGTCACTCCTACGGTTTGGTGGGCCAGACGACACTAAACGGAAGCCGTTGACCGCGGCAAACGTAACGGCCCCAGCCGTCGCCGTGCGGCGGAGGGGGG